AGTCGAGAGGCACCGGAGACTAAATTCGTGTCAGCCGAAGAACGTCGAAAGATGTGGAAGGATGAATGGACACAAAGCGCATTGCCTGCTATTCCCGAAATCAAGGGATGGCACCTTTGCTGGTTATCGACCACGAATAGTTATGACAGCATCGACAAGCGTATCCGACTCGGTTACGTCCCTGTGAAAGCAGAGGAAGTACCCGGCATGGATAACAACAAAGTCAAAGCTGGGGAACACGTTGGATTTATTGCGTGTAATGAGATGCTCTTGTACAAAATTCCAATGGAAATGTATCAAGATGTCATGGCTCATTTTCACCATGAAGCGCCACTTGAAGATGCGAACAAAATCCGTCTACAAGCAGAGCAGATTCAAGGCCGCGATAGTTCTGGCAAGCCCTTGGGCCGAGTCGAAGGCGAAGGTTTGGAAGGCATTGATAAACCGATGCCAGCACCTGTTTTCTCGTAAAACAAGCTGGTTAAATGTAACTGATCATAGGAGAGACTCATGTCTTCAACAAATGCTCCGTTTGGCTTGCGCCCCTCATTCCATCCCACGGGATTGGATCGTGCTGTGGCTCTTCCTAACGGTATCGCCTCTGGTTATAGCACTGGTATTTTGAAAGGCCAGCCTGTAGCCCTCAACACTTCTGGAAACATCATTGCCGCGACTGCTGGTAGTGCCTATCAAGGCGCTTTCGCTGGTCACGAGTACACCGACTTAAATGGACGTCGTCAAATCAGTAACCAATGGATTGCAAGCACTTCATACACCGCTGGTTCTGAAGTAACGTACTACTACTCTGACCCGAATATCGTTTACGACATTCAGTGCGATGGTAGTTTGGCTCAGACCTCCATTGGAGATCAAGCCAACTTTACGAACATTTCCTCTGGTTCTACGACCACGGGTCTGTCGCAATGCACCATTTCTTCTAGTTTGGTGGGTTCGGGTGCTGTTGGTGATATGCGTATCATCAATTTGACTCCCGCTGTTGATAACGCATGGGGTGATGCATACACCGTGGTACAGGTTCAAGTGAGCCGTAGCCAGTATGTCGCAACCATTAACGCATTCTAAGGAGAATAAATAATGGCCGCACCAATGCGCAGTACGGACTTTAGAAGCATCGTTGAGCCTATCCTCAATGAAGTCTTCGATGGAGTCTATGACCAACGTACCGATGAATGGTCACGGGTTTTCCGTGAGCAAGAAGGTATTCCCCGCAACTACCACGAAGAACCAGTCCTTTATGGATTTGGTGCCGCACCTCAGTTGCCTGACGGCACTCCGGTAACGTACCAACAAGGTGGTGTTCTCTTCTTGCAACGCTATGTCTACAACGTGTATGGCCTTGCCTTCGCGTTGACAAAAGTGTTGGTTGAAGATGGAGACCACATCCGTATCGGTCAGGTGTATGCAAAGCATTTGGCTCAATCTCTGATTGAAACCAAAGAGACTTTGTCTGCAAACGTATTGAACCGCGCATTCAACTCATCCTACCCCGGTGGTGATGGTGTTTCGCTGATCAACACTTCGCACCCAATCGTGAACGGTACTTTTAGCAACCAGTTGGCTACCGCCGCTAACCTGTCGCAGACATCGCTTGAGCAGATGCTGATTCAGATTCGCCAAGCTGTGGACAACAATCAGAAGAAGATTCGCTTGGTTCCCCGCCAGTTGGTGGTGGCCCCCGGTAACGTCTTCCAAGCTGAAGTGTTGCTCAAGTCAGTGTTGCGTTCTGGCACTGCTAACAACGATCTGAACCCTGTCAAGTCTATTGGCTTGTTGGACGAAGGTGCCGCTGTTATCAGCCGTTTGACTTCTTCCACTGCATGGTGGGTACAGACCGATGCACCAGAGGGCATGAAGCTCCTGATGCGCCGTAAGCTGGAGAAGACAATGGAAGGCGATTTCGAGACTGACTCCATGCGCTACAAAGCTACAGAGCGTTATCAAGTGGGCTTCACTGACCCACGCGCAATGTACGGTACACCCGGCGTGTAAAGCAACAGGGGTTGGGATAAAACCCAGCCCCTTTTTTTGTTAACTGTATTTGTCAAACTTTTCAAGGAGCAGACAAAATGCCTCAATTTTCCGATGACCTATTCTTAGGCCCTGCCCAGACCTATATTGGTACTGGCATTCGCCCTTACACCACAACCTTCACTGGCACAATGGCAAGTAACGTATTGACCGTTACTGTATTGGGTCAAGGCGCACCAATCGCTGTTGGTATGTACGTTGACGGTTCAAGCGTAACCGATGGCACATACATCACCGCTTTTGGTACGGGTACTGGTGGTTTGGGTACTTACACCATCAACCAGTCCGTTACCGCCTCAAGCACTGCAATGACTGCACACGGCAACATTGCATTTGATGATCCATCTCTAATGGATTTGGGTGTTGGCCCTGTTGGCCGCATCTACGTTTGGGACGTAATTCCTCAAGCCGCCGTGACTAACAACATTGCCGCGTCGCAAACGACAACGACTTCTGGTCAGGCGGTCACACTGACCGCTGGAACTTCAGTTAAGTCTGTCACTACGGCTGGTGGCGCGACTGTGTTGCAGTTGGATTTGCCCCGCGCGGTCAAAGTAAATTGCTCCACTACTGCTCGTGCATTTACTGTTAGTGGTTACGACTACTACGGCCAAGCAATGACTGAAACCATTACGGTGGCAACCGCAGGTACTGCCGTAACTGGTAAAAAAGCGTTTTTCCAGATTTCTGGCGCAACGATTGCTGGTTCTGCAACTGCTGTCCTCATCGGTACAAGTGACGTTCTTGGTTTTCCAGTTCGCGTGTTTAACGTGGCATACCTTGCCAGCGTTAAGAGCAACAACACACTAGCTCAAGATGCAGGTACGTTTGTAGCCGCAGATACTGCGATTGCAACAGCCACAACTGGTGATGTTCGCGGTACTTACACCCCTGCAACTGCTTCGGACGGTATTGTTCGTACAGTGGCTGGAATTTTGTTGCCAGCTATCGCTGTCGGCCCCAATGCTACTCGCGTTGGCGCTCTCGGTGTAACTCAAGCCTAAAGGAGAGCGACATGGGTCAATTTAAACCAATGGTCAAGATGGAGACCACAGAGCCAACCGTTGAGTTAAAACTCAAGCGTGGCGGTGTGGTCAAAATGAAAAACGGCGGTAGCACTACCAAAGCCAAAAAAATGGCAATGGGTGGTGGCGCTATGGAAATGATGGCTGGTACACCAGCTTTGGTTGGCCGTCCTGCGGTCAATGCACCCGTCCAAGCCCCCGGCAAGCCTTCTATGGCTATGCGCCGCAAGGCGATGATGGCAAAGGGCATGGGAATGCCTTCTGCCCCCGCTATGCCACCCGGTAACCCCGGTATGCCCGCCATGAAAAAAGGTGGCATGGCTGAAGGCGGAGACATGGAATCCAAAGCTGATGAGCGTAAAGAAGAGAAGATGGATATGTCGCAAGACAAGGCCATGATCAAGAAGGCTTTCAAGCAACATGATATGCAAGAGCATAAAGGTGGCAAAGGCACTTCATTGAAGCTCAAAAAAGGCGGCATGAAGAAGGCTACTGGCGGCGTTGCTCTTGGAAACGGCGGCGGGTATGCTACTGGCGGCGTTGCTTTGGGTAATGGCGGCGGGTATGCTACTGGTGGCGTTGCTTTGGGTAATGGCGGCGGTTATCGCAAAGGCGGTGCCACAAAAAAGTTTGCTGATGGGGGGAAGGTGCAAAACGATGGTGGCCCTGAGAAGATGCCACAAGGTCGTAAGCCCGCCTCCCAGCCAGTAGCAATCAATATGCTTTCTGGCGCTTTCAAAAACGGTGGCAAAGTAGCTCCCGGTAACAAGGCTTCGCAAGCCTTTATGAATAAGATAAACGCTCCTGCTATGCGCGAAGCAAAAGCAGATAGTGTTGATTCTTATGCCCCTATGGGTTCTACAGTCCGTGGCAAACGAATGGCTGATGGTGGCTCGATTTCTGGTCAAGGCCCAATCACCAACCATGAGCGCAAGACTATGGATGATTTATCCAGAGGCGCATATGACAAAGCTGGGCAGTACAGCCGTGAACTTGAGGATGCAATGAATCCTCTTAGCATGGCTAAAGAACTGTACGGCAAGGCGCGTAATGCGTTTAGCGGTCAAGGCCCAATCACCGACAAGGAACGCTCGATATTGTCGGGCATTACTAAAAAACGTGGCGGTATGGCTTGTTGAAAACAAGTGGGGGCTTCGGCCCCCGCTTTTAATTGGAGAAATGAATGACTATTACGGCTACATCCCAAACATTATTTGATGGCGAACGAATCGCCATTATGAAGTTTTACGCATCAATGAGTACGACTGAAAATGAGTCTGCTGTTGCAAAAGTAACTCCTTCGGCGCTTACGCCTTCAGCGGCTGGTGGTGCTTGTGATGCTGTGACTATTTTGAAATGCACAGCAATGACGCATGGCTTAGAAGTTCAAATGAATTGGAAAGCAAGTACGCCAGTAGTTATTGAAATTATTCCACCCAATACAAATTACACGCAAGACTTTTCAAGTTTTGGTGGTTTGTGGAACAACGCTGGTACTGGTAAAGATGGTGTAATTACTTTTACTACTTTAGATGGTAGTGCTGGAGATGCGTACACGGTCATTCTTGAAATGCAAAAACATTACGTCAATCCTTTGGGTTAATCATGCCAAGCAAATCACCTTCCCAGCATCGCTTGATGGAGGCGGTCGCGCACAACCCTGCGTTCGCCAAGAAGGTTGGCATCCCTACCAAAGTCGGCAAAGAGTTTGCCAAGGCTGACGAGGGAAAGAAATTAAAAGGAGGCGGCTTGTATGAAAATATCAATGCAAAACGTGAAAGAATCTCTGAAGGCTCTGGGGAGAAAATGCGCAGAGTTGGTAGCCAAGGTGCGCCAACGGCTGAAGCCTTCCGAGAATCCGCAAAAACCGCCAAATTAAAAGAAGGCGGGCCAAGTCTTGCTGTTGGTCGGGGTGAAAAACTTTCGACAAAAGAGGGTGCTGGGCTTACGCAAAAGGGCAGAGAGAAATACAATAGGGAGACTGGTTCTCACTTGAAAGCTCCACAGCCTCAAGGCGGTGCCCGTAAGGATTCTTTTTGTGCCCGCATGAGCGGGGTTGTAGAACACTCTAAAGGGGACGCTCCACGCGCCAAAGCATCGCTCAAGCGGTGGGATTGCCCCGGATGGTAAGGACTTGACATGGCGTATTCTGGAACCGTAGGAGCCACAGTCATCAATGTGCAAACATTGATTGATCACGGCGCTCGTCGCTGTGGAAAACTTGCCGAGGAGTTGACCTCTGAGCAGGTGCTATCGGCCCGTCAGTCGTTGTATTTCCTGCTATCAAACCTTGGCAACCGTGGTATCCAGTTTTGGACAATTACCAAGAAGGTTTTGGGGGCGCAGGTAGACAATTACATCTACACCCTACCCAAGGGCACGATTGACCTTTGGAACGTCCTGTACCGCACTATGGCGCGTCCTAACGGGGCATATACCACTTCGGCTGGCGGCACGGTTGCAAACGTCTATGACGGCGATACGCAGACAATTTGCACTCAAACATCGGCCAATGGAAATATTGCAGTCAACTTTGGCCCGTCCAACCCAATTTACATAGGCTCAATTGGCTTTTTGCCTGCGGCTACTGGGACTTGGTCAATCATTTACGAATACTCGGAAGACAACTCGACTTGGCAAACCTTGGTCGATCTTGGCTCTATTGCCGTTGTCAACAACACTTGGGTGTGGACTGACATCACTGCTGGTCAGACAGTCCCGTACTATCGCATTCGCGCCTATGCAAACTCAACGCTTTCTTTGCGTGAGTTGTACTTTGGAAACAACTCTCTTGAAGTGCAGATGTCTGGCTTGAACCGCGACGACTACACCAACCTGCCAAACAAGAACTTTACGGCCAACCAGCCGTACCAATATTGGTTCGACCGCACAATTCCAGAGCCATCAATTTATGTGTGGCCTACTCCATCGACTGCTTTTGTGCAGATTGTGTGCTGGTACTCGCGCCAAATTGAAGATGTTGGATCGCTCACTGATGAGCTTGAGATTCCCCAACGCTGGTATGAGGCTGTGCAAATGATGCTGGCTCATCGCATGGCGCTTGAAATGCCGCAGGTGGCTATTGATCGAATTCAATACCTTGAAAAAATGGCGGACAAGTACCTTGCAGATGCTGAAGCCGAAGAGCGTGATCGCTCACCAATTTACTGGGCACCGAACATCTCGGTGTACACAGCCTGATGCCTATCTTTCTTGACACAACAGGCTTAACGTCGATTGCAATCGGTGTATGCGACCGATGCAAGATGAAACGCGCCTTTGTGACATTGGGGCCAGACCCCAACTTCCCCGGCCTGCGGGTGTGCGATCAAGGATGTAGGGATAATTTTGATCCCTATCGCCTTGCCGCCCGCAAGACGGAACGTATCAACCTGCGGTTTGCGCGTCCTGATACGCCTATCGGCGCTGGTGACAACTATTTGATGACTGGTGGCACAAGCCAGTTTCAAATTTCAACTGAGCAAAACACTCAAACGCCAACACAGACGGGCAACGAAGATACGATTGCGCCGAATCCGCCCGACAATACGAGTACATAAATGTCTGCACAAGTCACCATACTCCAACTCCCAGCCGCAGGTGCCATCACAGGCACCGAGGCGGTTCCTATTGTCCAAAATGGGGTGACAGTTCAGACCACGACTGCGGCGCTTGCTGGCACACCTGTTCAGACTTACACCTATTTGACAGTTAGCCAAACACCGCAACTGTCAAACAGTCGGTATGTGGGTGCAACCAATGGTTTGGTGACCACTGACGGCGGTGCGCAAGGACTCTTCAATA